GTGCAAGACGTACATACGAACATTTATACAGGGGAAGAAAAATGATTTTCCGAGAGAGCAAGCAGACGTTCACGAGTAGCAGTGGCGCGGCCTACAAGCTAGTTGATCTCATGAATCAAATGATGCATACAGACGATCCCGAAGTTGTGGCAATGTTTGAAGATGCAATCGAAGAAGCGGGCGAAAACTTCCGTGAGTATATTGTGCAGGCAATGGACATCGCGGCTAATCTCAAGATGTCAGCGGAGGCAATCAAGCTGGAGATACAACGCTTGCAATCATTGCTAACTGAACGTAATACAAGGGCAGAGCGGCTTGAGAACGCTGTTAAACGTCACATGGAGATGGTAGAGTTAAAGGAAATTGTGACCGATCTCTACACGCTCAAACTACGCAAGAACCCACCAAAGGTAGAGATATTGGAAGAGGTGGTAGTGCCTAGCGAGTACAAGGTAGAAAAGGTATCATTTACGATAGACAAGAAAGCAATTGCCGATGCGCTCAAGAACGGCGTACCGGTGGACGGGGCAAGGTTAATTAACACAACACGACTGGAGGTAAAATGAGCAACGCGATAATCGATGCGTATCAAGCGCTCGAAAAATTGCAAAATGACCTGCTTATGCAATTAGATCAGGTCAAACACGCAATGGCAGCATTAAGGCCGCCCACAAAGAGCAAGGCGAGCAAGGTGGCTATTGTAACGGACAACGCAGAGGCAAAGAAGATTATCGAGCAAGGCGGCGGATTGGCCTTGTGGGTTGATCTAAAGCGCAGGGCACGAGGCCGCGCGCTAATGAACTGCCAGACGGAAAAGTCACACTACTCGATTAGACTCTTTGACTATGGCAACTTGACACGCAAAAAGTATCCTAGTTCGCGCGAAGTTGCACGATACAGCAACAAAGAAGAAGCGTACCAGATGCGCGATCAACTAACTGCTATAATGGAGGGACGATGACACAGGCACTTACAGCGACTAATACGGCGGTCGCAGCATCTATCAGTGAATCGCAGGCGGCAGCGTTGTTTGAGACGCTGGTAGTTAACGGCGATCTATCGGCTATGTCGCAGGAACAGCGCATACAATACTACAAGCTGGTATGTGAGCGCGTGGGATTAGACCCATACCAAAAGCCATTTGATCTTATCAAGCTATCGGGCAAGCTCACTTTGTACGCAAACAAGACGTGCACGGCACAACTAACGTCCATCCGCGGTCTTCGCGTGGCAATTGTAGCTCGCGAGGTTATCGGCGATCAGTATGTAGTAACCGCGCGATGCGAGACACCAACGGGCAGCTATTCCGAGGACATAGGAGCTGTTACAATTGGCGGTATGCGCGGCGATGCGGCAAGCAATGCGATGAAGAAAGCAGCAACACAGGCAAAGCGACGCGCTATTTTGAGCGCATGCGGTCTCGGTATGCTGGACGAAGAGGAAGTTGTGCAAGTGCAGGGCGCGGAACGCATCGAATTGCCGCCTATAAAGCCCGCTACGACGTCAGAGCAGGACGAAGCTATAACGGAGTGGTTATCGGCTATTGACGCCGCTACGGGGCCAGAAGAGCTAACGGCGATTGTGATGCAAATCAAGAGCGTAGACGAAGGCATTAAAGCACCGATCCGCGAATACGTAGCACGACGTGCCAAAGAGCTGGATTTGGTTTGGAGTAAGGGCGCATATACGGAGGTGCAGCGATGAGAAGATACTCAATGAGCGCAGTAGCGATATCTACTGTTGATTCAGAAGGCAAATATGTAGAGTACGAACAATTACAAAAACTACTTATTGCATCTGATCAAGCACTAGAAGCATTGTATTACGTTGTGCAATGTGAAGAAATAATAGCAACGCAATCTGAAGCAATGCAAAAAGAATTGAGAGCAACATTTGCAAACCTGAATAGTGCGATGGTCGATATAAAAGGAGTCAAGCAATGAGAAAGCTAGGAACATGGAAGCAGCCCAGCGGATTCTATTCCGTTGTCGATCTCGATGCTGACTTCTGCGTAGCGGACTGCCTACCGACAATGCAGCTTGCAAACCAGATCATGCGATTGCTCAACGATGCGTACGAAGATTGCGAAGAAAACAACCCAGCGCTGGTAATGCTGGAAAAACTAACCTATAAGCCAACGGAAGGGGCACAAGGATGAGCAACATATATTCGGTCGAAATGACCATCACGCCACAAATAGCAAGGGATTTTCTTTCTAAATCCGCAGGCAATAGAGCAATCTCGCATCAGCGCGTAGATATGTTTGCCAAATACATTTTAGAAGGTAACTGGACAATAGACAACAGCGGGCCAGCATTTGACGTTAACGGGAATTTAATTGATTGCCACCATAGACTATTTGGCGTGGTCAAAGCTGATAGACCTGTGCAAATGATGGTAACGTACAATCTGCCTGTTAAAGCCAAGATGACTATTGATACAGGGCGGGCACGTACGCCCGGCGATCAGCTAGGAATCGCTGGTATCAAGGATGCCAATGTTAAAGCTGCGGTAGCTGGCGTTGTCTTATCATTAGAATCGAAGAATCCTATGTACGATCAGCGCGTTGTAGATAAGATCAAGCAATTCGATATGGCTGCAAACGAAGTGTTTTTCAATACCAAGATCAATGGTACGCGCTACAACAAATACAGAGAGCTTCTAGGCAATGCAAAGTCGATTTTTGCCGCTCATTACCTGATTGACAAGCATTTTCCTCAACAAGCAGATAGATTCTTTGACGTGCTGCAAACTGGTATGCCGCTTCTGCCACAAGATGAAACCATCATCAACATTCGCGAGACATTGATGCGGCTCAAGAACAATCGGCACATCATCCGCAATTTTGCTATGGCTTCCGGGCTAATCCGCGCATGGGATGCGTGGCGGCAGGGCAAGATCATCAAGCGCGTTAACTTCTTGCACACAAAGGATCGGCCAGTTGATTGGGTGGATGTTAAGTTATTGCGCAAGTCATGAAGCATAGATTGCAAAATGCAGTCTTATTACAACTAACAAAGCAGGGAATGCCCCTGCGATGTCGGTTGTGCAAGTACCACGACGTGGTATAGGTTTGGGACAGGGGCGGAGGTTGGGAAGCCAATGCCCCTACTTTTAACACAAGGAGTAAACAATGCACGATAACAAGCACGGCACATGCAGAACATGCAGCCGATTGAAAGAATACGAGCGCGATCAATTGAGCTACGAAGGATTCTATACCATCTCCGTACCAGTCGCAATTTGCGACGTGTTAGAAATAGAGCTGGATGATCCTGATACCTTTTACTGCGCTAACTACAAGCCGCACAAAGGGGGCAAGCATGAGCAAGCATAGCGACATCGACCTAGCACGCTTCGCGGCGGATGCTATGGTACTGATCCTGTTCTTTGTGGCTCTCACTTGCATCGTAGCATTTGCATGTATGCTCTACTTCTTTCTTTGGCTAGTGGGGATCGTATGAAGCAGCGTATAGAGCGGGTGAGCATAAGCGGCAAGGTAGTAGCTATCCGAGCGTCGGTACAGGCGCAACGCGGTGGTAGATACCGTAAGCAGTTTATAGTAAACGATGCTATAAACGAACAGGATGCAATAGCGGCAGCAAAGGATTATATTGCGCTTATACTGGAGCGGCTATCAAACATGCCGGCAGAACGTGAGATAGTCAAGATAGTAGAAGAAATAGTAGACCAAGCAAAGCTCAAAGATGCACATAACACAAAGGTGCGCGGGGCAGTAGGCAAAGACGTATCAGCAGTTCTTGCACGTTACCCGCTATCTACTACGGTTTTCGGGTATGAGAACAGCTTGGGCGAATGGGTAAAATAAAAGAGCCGCCAGATTTTCGTCCGACGGCCCACGGAGGGAGCAAGGAGTCACGCACTCACTTACAAGGGGTAAACGAATATAGGGGACATTATGAGTAACGAACAAACAGACCCAGACTTCGTTATCCACTGCGTAGCGAGGTTTGATGACGATCAGCTTGTAGAATGGCACGAACGTGCCGGTATCTACGAATACGAAGCAAACATGAGCAGAGATGCAGCGGAATACAAAGCCGCACTAGATATACTTTCACAAATAGCGCATAGACTGCGCAAGAAGGGCACACGATGAGTAGCGACGCAATCAACATCACGGGCGAGCTGATCCACATTGGAAAGACGCAGCAGGTAAAAGACACATTCCAGAAGCGTTCTTTCGTAGTAAAGACGCAATCGGAATATCCGCAGGAACTGGAGTGCCAGTTTACGCAAGACAAGTGCAAGGAGCTAGATCGATTTAAGGTAGGTGATACCGTAACTGCCCGTGTAAACTTGCGCGGACGCGGTTACAACAAGCGCGAAGGCGGCATGGGCTGGTTTACGTCGCTCGATTGCTGGAAGATCGACAAGCTAGGCGAAGGCGCACAGGCAAGCAAGGCAACGGTTATTGCAGAACCTACTGATCTACCATTTTAACACGAGGAGGGGGTAATGATTACAGATGATAATAAAGGAAGTCGTTACGATCCAATGTTTGGTGTTCGATTAAGCAAAGAGCTTAAAAATAAAGTTGATAATTGTGCAAAGGTAATGCATTTGTCTTCGAGCGATTTGTTCAGAGCTGCCTTACAGTATTATTTGGATAAAATTGACACACCGTTTTATCACATAGAAAAAGTATCGCAAGATGAACATCAGATAATTAGTCCAGATGGTAAAGTGGTATATACTGGTTTGTACAAACGAGCATATCCTATTTGTAAGGCACTTAACAAACAGTTGCTACCATGAAGAGGGCTGCAAAGGTGGATATAAACCAGAAGGAGATAGTAACATACCTACGCAAGATCGGGGCTTCAGTCGCTGTTATGAGTGCAGTCGGTCAGGGATTCCCCGATCTTGTGGTAGGATGGCGCGGACGCAATTACATGATCGAAGTAAAGCAGGCCAAAGGCAAGCTGACAGAAGATCAGTACGAGTTTGCAGCGCATTGGAGAGGGCAGTACGGCGTAGCACGGTCGATAGATGATGCGTGCAACATAATCGGAGCGGATTTACCACGAATCAACGTGTTAAAGGAGGATTGATGAGCAAATGGGATGCAAGATTCATGCAGTTAGCGCAGCTGGTAGCGACGTGGAGCAAAGACCCTAGCACGCAAGTAGGTGCGGTGATAGTAGATGCAGACCGCAGGATTGTTTCTTGCGGCTATAACGGAGCACCAAAGGGATGTATAGAGCCGTCCGGCTTCTCACGCGATCAAAAGCTATATCGCACCATTCACGCCGAGGCCAACGCGCTGCACTTCGCAGCGGACGTCAGAGGATGCACGATGTACGTAACGGCAGCCCCGTGCGCTAACTGCGCAGGACACATAATCCAGCGGGGCATTACGAGAGTAGTTTATGTTAAGCCAGACAACGCATACGCTGATCGCTGGCATGACTCAATCAAACAAGGGTGGCTGATGTTCGCAGAAGCCGGAGTTTCAACACAAGAAGTATAACGGAGGACACATGGACGCAATCGACAGGGGGCTAGCTATCAGCTTGGTGCTGCTAGTGATGTATATCGCACTTGAGATATACGTACATAATCGGAGGGTCGATGACTGAATATCCTAACTGGTTTGACTCGGTAGCACGGGCAAACTTTACAGAGTTTTTGCTGCCAGAAGCAGGGCAAGATAACTACCAAGCATTGCAGATCGGCGCATTTGTAGGGCACGCGAGCGATTGGCTGCTACGGTATGTGCTAACAGGTAACAAAGTGATGCTGTACGACGTGGACACATGGCAGGGCAGCGACGAAGCAGAGCACGAGCTGTTCGACTGGCAAGACGTTTTTGACACATATCTAGACAGGATCGGGCTGCGTGCATACATGAGGTGCCGATACTTCCGTATGACGTCGGATAGGTTCTTCGATAGCTACGCGAACATGCTAGATCGCAATCAGTTCGACTTCGTATACATCGACGGCGATCATACGGCAGATCAGGTATGGAAAGACGGCGCAAAGGGCTGGAAGTATCTCAAGCAGGGCGGCATACTTGCCTTTGATGACTACCAATGGGATGGGGGCAAGGGGCCGGCACATAATCCAAAGCAGGGTATAGACACCTTTCTAGAAGTACACGACGGCGAATACGAGGTACTCGCAAAGAACTGGCAAGTATGGCTGCGTAAGCTCTGATACGTTGATAACGCGCGCAGAAAAATATCATCCAATTATGGCGTAAGTGCCATAGATTGCTAATGCTAAAACCAAGTCATATGAATCAAGAAAATACACCCCTAGCTTATGAAGTTCCCGATGGTCGAGAGGCCACCGGCGGTTTAGATTTGACCGTAGCAGAACAGCATGAGCTAGGGGTAGCTTATTTTGCTATGGATAAATCATGGATCAAGCTCTACCGCAAGATGCAGGATCATTGGGTATATAAAAACCCAAACTATACCAACATTTGGCTGGCTATTCTATGGGGCACAAACTGGAAGCAATCGAAGGTTTTAGTGCATGGCAAGCTGGTAATAGTTGAGCGTGGTGAGATACTGACAAGCATAAGAACGCTAGCACAGCAATCGCATACAAGCGAGAAAAGCGTACGCAACTTTTTAAAGCATGCTGAAGTTGACGCAATGATTTTGCCAAAAAAGGGCACAGCAACGACACACTTTATCGTTTTGAATTATAACGACTTACAAGAACAGCAATTGACAGAGGGGCACACGGAGGGCACACAGAGGGCACAGCAAGGGCACTATCATAAGAAGTTAAGAAGTAAAGAAGGTAAGAATATAGAACAAATAGATAGTGTAAGTATGCGCTCACGCGCATTCACGCCCCCAAGTTTTGAGGAAATGGCAGCATACTTTCAAGAGCTAGGCAGCACGCATGATGAAGCGCAGAAGTGCTACGACCATTACACAGCTAACGGCTGGAAGGTAGGCAAGAACGCGATGAAAGATTGGAAGGCAACAGCGCGGAATTGGAACAGGAACAAAAACAACTTTAGGAACAGCAATGGCACACAAAAACGAACACTCGGCGATCGCGAAGTGGAGATCGATTACCAAAAACTCTTTGCAGACAGCAATGAATGGCTCCGAAAACGAGGCATCGAATCGAGCATTGGCGGTTTGGGTCAGGGAAATGGTTTTGCACTTGGCGATGGGTCGCAAAATCAAGATTGACGATATGCGCCTTGAATACTTTACTCAACAGCTTCTAGCAGACGGCTACCACCCTGACCAAGCGCAGCGAGCGCAAGACTGGATAATGAAGGGTGACTGGAAGTTTAAGGGAGTTGACCCAACGCTGGAGTTAGCGGACTTCTACCCAACGCCAGAGCAATACGAGCAAACATTACGCAAGACCAATGATCGCGTAGATGGTAACAGGTATGAGCCGGCGCAGGAAACATGGCAAGAAAAGCAATGCGTAACACAAGAGCAGCTTGATGCTTTAGCTCCAACGATGTTGGCATTAGGTAAAAAGCTCGGCATTAAATGGGAAATTGAATGGGTGCAGAGAAATGCAGATGGCTTTAAGAGCGCATAAAAGCTTTGTACCTGTCCAAAGTATCAAACAACGAATAAAAACGCGTCTACGGGCCTGCAAACGGCCTGCAAACAACTATTAAGCATTACTTAACAGCTCAAAAACAACACGGAGGGTAAATATGAGGCGGTATAGAAAGCTAAATGAGGTGCTCGCAATGTCCGACACCATCCTAAAATACTTTGACGTGCACCGGTCACGGTTCGTATCGTGGGCTGCTAACCAGCACGATCTGTTCCCAGAAGTAAGCGCGCGCGCGATGCAGGATTACTTGCTGATTGCAATCAACAGGCACATGATACCTTCACACATAACAGACACAAGAAGAGCACTTAAAATCATTAAACAAAAATTAGCAATGAGACCAAACACGCAAAACCCAGCCATCCTAAACCTTATCGACCAATTCTGCAAGCTCTACAACTGCACATGGGAGCAGCTTGTAGCGCAATCCCGATTCCATTGGGTTGTAGAATGCCGTTATCTGCTCATGTACTTTCTTTTCACCAAGTACAGACTGTCTAACTCGTTGATAGCGCGGCTATTTAACAAGCACCATTCGTCAGTTATCCACGCTCTGCGTAACATGCGCAATCAGATCGAAACAGATGCTAACTTCCGTGAATACGTGGAACGCATGGAAACGCTGCTAGATATTAACTTTACCGTGCAAGTGGAGGAAATCAAATGATAAATCGTATGAACAACACCAAAATAGAGATCGAACACGTAGAAGTATCCAAGCTAATACCGTACGCTCGCAATAGCCGCACGCACTCGCCGTCGCAAGTGAAACAGATCGCCGCGAGCATACGCGAGTTTGGATTTATGAATCCTGTGCTAATTGACGCAACCAATACGATCATTGCAGGGCACGGTCGTGTGATGGCAGCCGAGCATCTACAATTGCAGTCTGTACCTTGCGTAAGGCACGAGCATTTAACAGAAGCGCAGCGTAGGGCTTACGTGATAGCAGACAACAAGCTGGCAATGAATGCAGATTGGGACGAAGAGATGCTCAAGGTAGAGCTGGACGATCTGCACATGGAAGGTTTCGATGTAGGTATGCTAGGATTTGATCCTGACGAGCTATCCAAAGCAATGAAGCTGGATGATAAGGAAGTTGTCGAGGATGAAGTACCAGAGCCACCAGCCAATCCAATTACAAAGCCGGGCGACCTATGGATTCTCGGGGAGCATCGCCTGCTCTGCGGAGATTCGACCAAGGCGGAAGATGTCGAGCGGCTGATGGCAGGGACGAAGGCGGACCTTTGTTTTACGTCGCCGCCATACGGACAACAGCGAGACTACACCGAGGAAGGAAAGGCGAAGGTCGCCGACTGGGACGGTCTCATGCGGAGCGTGTTCGGAAATCTGCCGATGGCAGACGCCGGGCAGGTGCTCGTCAACCTTGGCATGATCCATCGCGACGGCGAATGGCTTCCGTATTGGGATGGCTGGATTGAGTGGATGCGAGAGCAGGGATGGCGACGGTTTGGATGGTACGTGTGGGATCAAGGGCCTGGTATGCCGGGCGACTGGAATGGAAGGCTTGCGCCATCACACGAGTTTGTTTGGCATTTCAACAGAGAATCGCTGCGAGCGGAAAAGGCGAGGGCGTGCAAGCACGCAGGAGAGTCGCACGGAGGGAAAGGACAGCGTGGGCGAGACGGAAAAGTGAAAGAGAGAAGCGCAGGCACTGCGCCAGTCCAAAGCCACGCCATCCACGACAGCGTTTTTCGCGTCAACAGGCAGGGTGCTATGCATGGGGCTGAAGGTCATCCTGCGCCTTATCCTGTCGGCTTGCCGGTTATTGCCATGCAGTCTTGGCCTGGCATCGCATACGAGCCGTTCTGCGGCTCCGGCACGACGCTGATCGCCGCCGAGCAACTGGGCCGCAAGTGCTACGGCATGGAGATCAGCCCGGCCTACTGCGACGTCATCATCAAGCGATGGGAAACATTGACGGGGAAAAAAGCAGAGCGAGTAAGCAATGGGCAGGCCTAAACTAGATATTGATCCAGAGCAAGTACGCAAGCTGGCGGCGATTGGCTGTACCAATCTTGAGATAGCCGATATAGTCAAATGCTCGCATGATACGCTGACGGCGCGATTTAAGGCAGAGCTGGACGAAGGGCGCAGTCAGGGCAAGGCCAGCATAAGACGCAAGCAGTACGAGCTGGCTATGTCTGGCAATCCTGCAATGCTTATCTGGTTAGGTAAACAGCAGCTCGGACAATCTGAAAAGATACACCAGACGCAGGGGCTGCAAGAAATCAATGTTGTAATTAGGAAACCAGAACATGGCCAACTTGGAGATAGCAGACCCGCTACCAGCCCAGATCGACTTCTGGAGCAATCCGGCGAGGCATAGGGGATTCGTAGGCGGTATCGGGTCAGGTAAGACGCTAGCGGGCTGCGTAGAGGTTCTACGGCAGCCGGCAGGCACGTATGGCACGATCCTAGCACCAACGTACCCCATGCTGCGCGATGCAACCCAGCTCACCTTCTTCGATTTGTTCAGTCAGTACGTAGAAGAGCATAACAAGAGCGAAGGGGTGACAAAGCTCGTAAACGGCACTACGATCTTCTGGCGATCGGCAGATAAGCCCGATTCATTGCGCGGCCCTAACCTTAACTGGTTTTGGTTGGATGAAGCGGACTACATGGACGGTGCTACGTGGGATGTTATGCTCGGTCGTATTCGCCGTGATCCTACGCGATGCTGGATAACCACATCCCCAAACGGCGATACTAACTGGGTATACGAGCGCATATACCGCAAGGCAACGGCAGGCAATCCGGACTACTACGTCGTAACAGCCAAGACGCGCGACAACATCCACCTGCCTAGCGAATACGTACGTAACCTAGAAGAGACGTATACGAGCGAGTTTGCGCGGCAGGAACTGGAGGGCGAGTTCATTGGGCCAATGGGACGTATCATGCGTAAGGAGTGGCTGCAATACGCTCTGCTTCCAGATGATGACATAACCTACGTAATCGGTGTTGACTTGGCGGTAGGTATGAAGTCCAACGCAGACGATCGCGCTATTGTTGTTGTAGGCAAGCGTGGCACGACCTATTATGTCGCTGATGTGGTGTTTGGGAAGTGGTCATTTAACGAGACCAAAGACAAGATAAAGCAGACTGCCTACAATTGGAATGCGGTCAGGGTGTGCGTTGAGAACGTGGCATACCAAGAAGTGATGGTGCAGCAGCTCCGAGCCGAAACCATGCTTAACATTCAGGGCGTCAATCCACGCGGTCGCAATAAGCTCACGCGCTTCCTACCCATCGCGGGCAAGTATGAGCATGGGTACATTAAGCATGTGAATAGCGTACCTTTGGAATTTACCGAGCAACTGCTTATGTTCGACGGCAAAGATGGGAAGCCCGACGATATGGTTGACGCTCTCATCTACGCTGTAAACGGACACGAATCAAACACTTACGTTTACGAGATATAGTGTTAATAGCTGATTACTTCCAGTCGCTTTTTGGTGTTAATAATAGAAAGCTCTTTGGTCGTAACAATCAAGCACTACCAAGCCCAAACGGCACGCAAGTCGGTGGGCGAATTGGCTATCCCTCAAAAGCTGGTTACCTTGCCAACGTAGAACACGGATTTAATCGCAACCCAGTAGTTGCCGCTTGCGTTGGTGTTTACGCATCTACGCTCAACGAGCCGCCTTTGGCTGCTATGTACGACGATGGCACAATAAACAGGAACCATCCAGTCAGTCTATTATTCCGCAAGCCCAATCCTCGTATGGGTCAAGCTGAATTCTGGCAGATCGTTTGGACATACCTAGCGATCAGCGGCAATGCCTACATCTTGAAGGTACGCTCGGCAATGGGTAACATCGTTGAGCTTTACCCATACTCGGATGCTCACGTTGCGCCTCTGCTTAACGATTTGGGATGGGTTTATGCTTATCGCTACCAGTCTGGCAACATAACGCAGGACTGGCCCGCGGATGATGTGATCCACATCCAGAATCCAGCGTACCGCGATCCGGTCAATATGCACAAGGGCGTAAGCCCTATTACCGTTGCATGGGATAAGATTAACACATACAACGAACTGCAAGCTACCATCTATTCGCTTGTAGCTTCTAATGCTATCCCTAGCGGTATCTTGTCAGCACCGGGCGATGTTCCTATTTCGCAGGTCGAATCTTTGCGGGCGCAGTTGCGTAAACGCAAGGATGCCAACGGCAAAGACCGTACAGATGCGATCGTGCTAGGCAATGGCATGAGCTACCAGCAGATGGGCTTGGATGCCCAGAAGCTGCAAGCGATTGAGACAACGCAGGAACTTGAGACGGCGATCTGCGGTGCATTTCGCATTCATCCAGCCGTTGTATTGACAAGCGCGGGGCTTGCACGTAGCACATACAACAACCTTGCTAGTGCCTACCAAGAATATACTACTTTAACGCGCGTACCATTCTGGAATGCGCTTGAAGAGCAGCTTGAATCGGGACTCCGCAAGGAATTCCCAGACGTTCAGCTCGCTTTTGATACATCAGAAGTACAGGCATTGCAACCAGACGCGGCAACGATAGAAGCGCAGGCATTGCAGCAGTTTACGGCAAACATCATCACGCTTAACGAAGCACGCGCAACGCTCAAGTACGAAGATGTAGAGAACGGCGATGTATTCGCTTACGAGCAGCAGCCCGCAGGCGGCTTTGGTGCTTTTACTGCTCCAGAGCCAGAGGCAAAGCAATCGGTAGATACCAACGCTGACCCCATCGAAAGCGTAGAGGGCCGCAAGGTAAAGTGGCACGAGCCGGAAGCGGTAAAATACTGGCAGAAGCAGGAGGATGTTATCCTCGAAGCTGCGGAAGCTACGCAGGCGGACGTTGCGGAAGTAATGAAGCGCGTAGAGCGGGCCGTGATGAAGCAGGTAAAATCGGATCGTTTTGTTGGCGTCAACAAAATGGTAAAAGCTCCAGAGGATGCAATCAACATAGCCGATTTGGTCAGGCAGTTTATAGCAGCCAATGAAGCTACGCAAGAAGCATTGCGTACGCAGATCATCGAGATGACGCTTGAAAGCGTGGGCGGTGATCTTACGCAAGTGCAGAGCTTGACAGATCAAATACGTGATGAGCAAATCCGCAAGTCTACCGAGAACATGAAAGAGTCTTTGAACACGGCTAAAAAGGACGTGGCAAGAGTTCTCGAAGCTAACGCAGGCAAGCCGGCAGCGGAAGTGCAAAAGTCGCTGCTAGAAAAGTTTACCGAGATGCAGACGTCACGCGCAAAGATGATCGCCGTTACTACGTGCAAAGCGCAGGCAACGGTAGTGCAGCGCAAGACAGTCGAGCGCGTCAATGCACGGGAAACAGATCCAAAGCGTAAGGTCGTACAAGTGTGGCTATCACAGCGTGATTCTGACGTACGCAAGACGCATAAAGATTTAGACGGCGAATGGATTGAAGAGGGCGAGACGTTTGACCAGTTCGTATCTGGAGCAGGCGAAGGCCCCGGACTAGGGGAGCCACAAGAAGCGATTAACTGCCGCTGTACCTTACGTCCAGTTCGCCGATCACGAGTACAGGAACGGAACTAATGAAGTACAAGAACATACCAGTAGAATTTAAGGCGGATGAGCAGGGCAGTGTTGAAGCGTTCGTAAGCGTCTTCGGCAATGTCGATTCATACGGCGATCGTGTTATTTACGGCGCATTCAAGGAAAGCATAGAAGCAAAGCTGCCCAAGATGGTATGGCAGCACGATATGCAGCGACCGATTGGGAAGACGGTGCTAGCAGAAGAGATAGCAGCAGGTGATGCGCGTCTACCAGAGCGTCTACGCGATAACGGCGCGCTGTATGTGAAGGGCCTGTTTAACCTCAACACGACCGACGGCAAAGACGCATACGAGCACATCAAGTTTGGCAGCGTGGATGAGTACAGCTTTGGTTATGAAGAGGTAGAGACAACGCCGCTGGCAGATGGTACAAAAGAACTTAACAAACTGAACATTATTGAATGGTCACCGGTTACGGTAGGGGCTAATCCCATGACCATGACAAGTAACGTAAAAGCTATGACACTCGAAGAA